GTCCAAGTAGATCCATCATATTCTTCTACTGAAGGTGATGAAGCTGAAGGTGGAGTTGCGGCTAAACCACTTGCTGCTAGAGCAGCTGTTTGAGTTCCAGTTCCTGATAAAATATTTCTAGCTACATTAAGAGATCCCCCATTTGACCAACCTGATCCATTATATTCTTCTGTTGCGGCAGATTTAGCAGTAGAATCAGATCCTCCAAAAAAAAGCCCTGCTGTTTGAGATCCTGCACCTGCAGCAAAAGCTCTAGCCGTAATCAAAGGAGATCCACTACTCCAAGCCTCACTAACAACCACACTCTTAAATGTACCACTAGTCGAGTTATACCAAACTTGGCCCTCGGCATCATTAGCAGGATCACTGCTTAAGTATTTAACTGCTTTTCCAAATAGTTCTTTGTATGTTGTCATATTAGCTTGTTGTTAAAGTTTTTGTTCCTATAAATTCTGCTGTGTATTCTTCAGATATCGTTTGAAGAGTACCTGCAGGATTTTGACCACCAGCAGAAAGAGCCGCTGTTGTGTTTCCTGTATTAGCATTTCCTGCAGCAGGTGATCCTAAACTTGCATCAGTTGACCAATTTGTTCCATCCCATAATTCTGTATTATTGAATGCTTGAAAAGGAGGAGAATTATATCCACCTGCACCCATAGCTGCTGTTTGTGTACCACAACCAGACAAATACATTCTTCCAGTATTTAAAGGATTTACAGTTGTCCAAGATGAACCATCGTAAGATTCTGTAGCTCCTGTAGCTGATGGTCCTGCTCTACCACCAAAACCTAAAGCTGCTGTTTGTGTACCAGCTCCACCTAATCTTCCTCTAGTAGTATTTAAATTTCCACCTGTTGACCAAGTAGAGCCATTGTATTCACTGGATATATTAGTGAAACCAGGATTAGCTCCACCAAAAATTAAACCTGCTGTTTGAGTTCCTGTTGATCCAACACTATGTATACCTGCTGGTAAAGAAGTAACATTAGTCCAAGTAGAACCATCATAATGTTCTGTGTTTGTAAAACCACTTGAGGGAGAAACGGTGAAATTATATCCACCAGCTCCAACTGCAGCGGTCTGTGTTCCAAAACTACCAAGAATATATCTAGCAGTATTCATATTTCCACTAGATGACCAAGTTGATCCATCGTATTTTTGGGTAGTAGCAGTTCCGGAAGTTGGTGCTGGTGGAACAGAGTATCCTCCAAAAATTACAGCAGCTGTTTCAGTCCCTGCGTCTCCACCTCTTCCAAATGCTGTACCTAAAGACGGAGCACTCGCCCAAGCCGCCGCAACTAATTCTTGTCCCTTCAAAACTCCAATGGTAGAGTTATACCAAATTTGACCTTCTAATGGATTTGCTGGATCACTACTCAGTGTCCTTATGAGTTGACCACTAATTTCTTTAAAGGTTGTCATTCAACCTCCTTAATTATTCTGGAGCAGCCAGCCCTGAGTTGAATCTACGTATACTAAAGTGAAACCAGCTCTTTCGGTTGCAACAGTTAAGTCTGCAGCTGTTCCTTGAATGTTGTGTCCGTTTCTTCCAATAGTTAAATTATTGGTATCAAACGTTCCTGCGTAATCAATGAATGAAATAAAATCACCTATAGTTGCAGTTGTTGGAAGTGTAACGGTAAATGCTCCACCTGTGGTATTACAAAAATATCCATTACCTGCGACCGCGTTTGCTGGATCTGCTGTAATGACTGCTTGCCAAGATGCTCCACCAGAAATATCTCCAAAGGATGCAGTAGTTCCATCGGTTGTTAATACTTGTCCTGCAGTTCCCATAGTGATTCCACCGAAAGCACCATTATCATTAAATTGAATTTGTTTATCAGATCCACCTGGAGGTGATGCTAATGCAACATCAACAACATCTGTTCCATCTGAATAGACAAGTTTAAATCCTTTATTGGTTGCGTCAAAAGTTGCACCTGATCCTGAAGTTGTTTTTACAACAACTGCATGAGATCCTGAAGTTGAGTTTTTAATAATATAATTTTTTTCAATACCATCCGGTACAATAACGTTAACTGAAGTTGTGATAGTTCCTGTTAAATCTAATACTGCATTTTTACCATTGGAAGTAGTTCCATTTGTAAAAGTTAATGTTGCACCTGTAGTTGCATTTAAAGAAATTGCTTCATAACCAGCAATTGCTTGTTGTAAAATATTTAAGTTAGTGTTGGTAATATCTCCCCATAGACCGGCTTTTTCACCAGTGACCATGAGTTCTAGTTTCAGATCTGTAGAATAACTTGATGGCATATTTTATAAATTCCTTATATTGTTATATTTATTTAAATTATGCGGCTGTGTCAATATTATTCCAAGTGACACTAGATCCGGTAGAAACTTCAGTATAAGCCACTGTAGTGCCGGTGTCAACAATTGTCCACACTTGTGAAACTTCATTTCCGAGTACTACATTTATCTGATTTCCTGTTAGTTGTACAGAACCAGATATGGTAAAAGTTACAGACCCTAAAGAAGTACTTAACTGTTGACCTGTTACATCAACCAAGGTATTTGCATCAAGGACCGCTGTACCTAATGCAGAGGTTATTTGTTGACCTGTAAGTGCTACATCTGGACCAGGATCTACAATTCCTTCCGCTATACTTAATTGATTTCCTACAACAGGTACATTAGCAATACCTCCTACTACTACAGTTCCAATAGCGCTTGTTAAATTAAGTCCTGTAATATTAGCAAAAGTAACTGCATCTAAAGTTGCCGTTCCTGAAGTAATAGATAAACTGTTTCCTGTTAAGGATAAATTTGAATCTGCTTTTGTGGTTACACTTCCTACTGAAGATGGAATTTGAGTACCAGAAGCAAAAGCATCTGGCGATGGATCTACTCCACTTAATGCAAAACTAGAAGAAAGACCTGTAGGAGAAGCAATGGTTACAATACCTACAGTTTCATTTCCTAAAGATAAATTAATTTGAGAACCTGTTACAGAAGTAACAATAGAAATACCTGTTGTTCCCCAGTCTTGTTCACCAAAACCAAGTCTTCCCCAACCTGTATTAATTTCTGTTGTTACAGAAACAGTACCAATATTATTAGAACTTAATTGTTGACCAGTGAGTGAAACAGTAACGTCAGAGTTTTCACCCCAAGCGTTTTGACCCCAGAAACCTATTCCATATTCATTGGCCATAATAGGTTAGCTCCTATTAGTTGCCGATTCGTAGAATAGCCGCTGAAGTTGTAAATGCTGGAAACTGAATTGTAAAAGTTCCTGAAGTTGCTGTTTTGTCTGAACCAAAATCTAATACTGCAACTGCCGCATTGGAAGATGAAGTGTTATAGATTAATGCTCCTCTAGCTGTAATTGTAACACCAGTAAAAGATAAATCAGCAAAGTCTACAATTGCAACGCCTGATGCAACAGAAGTACTTGGATTTGGTTTTACTAATGCTCCACCACCTGCAGTGTATTGACCACTAGCTGAAACTTCTCCAGTAGTTGTATATGCAGTTGTAGCAGAATTCAATGTTGCAGTAGAAACATACAAAGCAAGTTTAAAATTGTCACCACCAGAATATTGAAAGTCATGCTTTCCTTCTAGGACTTCTTTTTTAAAACTATTTGCAACTGCTTGTGTTATTGCCATTTGTATTTACTCCTTATTGTGTTTGTCGAATTCGAGGTGGTCCGTCTGTGTACTCATCTCGTCTTCTTCTTCCCATTTGTTCAATTGAGAATCCTCTTGCTGCCTCAGTATATTTTTTATCATATAACTGAATCATGTCCATAGGACCTTTTAAAAATCCGTAAGCCTCTACTAGGCAAGCATATAAAAGTCCATTGGGAAATTCTGTACTTAAATATGTAGTAGTATTACTAGCCGATAATCCAGCAGGTTTCAAGATATAATTTATCTGCATGTTATAATTTTGATCAGGTGTAGGAGCCAATACAATGGTATTTTCATCCCAATATCCATAGTATTTAGGTAATCCTTGTACTCCTGTTCCATTATATTCAGATATAAAATTAGTATCTCTATATTCTACAAACTGTCTATCCGAATTATCTGCTCCTCCTGAAGCATTTGTAATTTGACAAGATCTAATAACTAAAGTGTCATCACTGATAAGAGGTGTGTTTACATATCTTTGTCCAGCAACAATATCAGCTTGTGCGTATTGTCTATTGTTATCAGAATCTATTTCTCTTTGAATTCTCCATTCAGCATCACTAATAAATCCATCTACAATAGTTGATGTAAATACATTTGAATCAACTTCACAATAGTCTCTAATTTTTTGTACTAATTCTGCATATGTCATATTATCCTTCTAAAGTTACAGGTCCCGCGGAACAAGAACTTCCTCCTCCTTGTATATTTCCATTAATAGCTGTATCCGAGCTTTGAAAATAAAAATAATTACTTGGTTTAGATACATTACCACTAGAATCTATTTTGCCAACCGTTATTGTAAAACCACTGGCATTACTAATATCCGACACACCATCAAAAGTTGGAACATTTGTAAAACCATCTGCATCTGTTGGACCATATAATCTAACAACATCACCGGTACTTCTTCCATGATTTTGTGAATAAACATTTACATAAGTATTTCCAGAATATTTAATAGTCTGAAAAGGATTGTTTTGTAATAATATTAATACAGGTGGCTCAACTCTATCTGGTCTTGCTTTTGGTAATCCTTGTCCATCTGCTTGTGTAGGTTTAGGTTCTAACTGTGGATGTTTTGGATCCACTTCTGAATAATGAACAAATAGACCGTCCCATTGAGTTACCATTTCGTTATAAGGAAATGCCATACCACTTTGATCTGATATTGCTTGTGCATATTTTCCTTTTGATAACGTAGCCATAATTATATATTAGGATAATAACTTTTTGGTGTAATGAATGCACTAGTAGAAGATCCATCTTGTGTAAGAGCTCTATTTAGTTCATCTTCATACAACATTTTTAATTCTTGAATTCTTTGTGGTGCTTTTTTAACTGCTAAATAATAAGCAAGTCCAGAACACATACATGGTACAAATCTGTAAGGAACATCTGTTGCATTTGTATATACTCCTGCATCTTGAATTCTTTTTACATAAAAATAATTTAATAAATTTCCAGCCTGTGAAGCTCCTGGAGTTGTGTATAAAGTGATAGTAACTTTATCAATAAATCTTTGTACAAAATATTGAGTTGGTTGACCTGTTGCTAATTTATTTGAAAAAGCTTGATAAGCAGACCTGTCAATTTTAGTTAGTGGTGTATCAATAGGATTGGTTGGGGTAGAAATATTTCTGTAAGATGCTTCTAAAATATCATCAACACCATAAACAGCTGTAGTGTCAGAAGTTCCATCTGATGTAGACCTGTACATAGTATAAGTATTTTGATTAGCTACTAATGTAATATTATTACTTGCTACTTCCCAAAAATGTAAACCGCGATTTGCCCATTCTTGAAACATAATGTTTAAAGAACGTCTGGCAGTTTTTAAATCATAACCGGCATTACCTTGCATGCCAATTCTTTCGTAAGCTTCTTCTATTATTTCATCAATAGAAAAATTTTTATCAAAAGTATATGTACCAGAAGTAGTGTTAGCCATCTAACCTCCTAGCCAGCTGTTAAATTTGGTCCAGAATATTTATCTGTTAATAAAGTTGCTGATGCAACAGTAAAAGTAGAAACGTAAACACCTTTTGGAAATAAAATTCCATCTTCTGGAAATGAAAAATTAATTACATCTCCAGCAGGTACGTCTGCTGTAAATAAAGTTGTTCCAGTTGCACTTGTAGTTTTTAATTCAACCAAACCAGAAGTTGCTAAACCTGCAATAATAATTCCTCGTAATCTAACTGAAGGAGCTATTACTACATTAGTTGTAGTAGCAGTAATTCTAGTTGCCTGTATATCACCTTTAAATGATCCCATTTGTATTCTCCTTAATTAGAAGCTCCCTAAGGAGCTTCTATAAATTTTAATTATGCTACTGTGCTTGTTGGGTCATTCAATTGAAGCCATTGAGCTCCATCTGAAAAAACATAACAAGAAACAGAAGTTCCATTAGCACCATTTTTAACGTATGCAATTACGCCTTCATTAGCTGTTGCTAATAAAGTTCTAGTTCCACCTGTTGTAGATAGAGTAGTGACGTTTCCTGCAGATGCAATGAATGGAAGATTGCCACCTTGTTCAGTGTCATTTGCTCCAGTTCCACCTGCGTTAACATTAGGTCCACCAATGAATCCATTTAAAGAAACCACTGGTCCTGTAAAAGTTGTATTTGCCATGATATTATCCTCCTAGTTAATTCCACATAGTCTCTAGGCCGTCGACTATACTCGTCTATGCAGAATATTTATGTATAGTTGTTATTTTATAGACTAAATTTTAGTGAAGTGCAAGATATCCTTATAAGGAAAACGCATTCCAGCGATAAATAGCTTGGTTTACTTAACCAGCTATAGAAAATTCAGAAGCAGCGGATTCTATTTTTACTTGGTGAAAAGCTTCTTTAGCTTCAGCCACTTTGATATGACTGATAACTTTTTTAATCTCTTCATCAATCCTAACCATATTAATGGTATATTTACCATGATTAATATGATCCTGCTCCCACTCTAACTCAAGCGATCTTTTTGTCTTGTAAAGATCCTTGATGTGATTGTTCTCCATTTACAATCTCCTCGTAGGTTAAATGACACACTCTTGAAGAGGTACCATTAG